CTCCATCCATGTTAATATATTGTGCATAATGACCTGCCGCAGATGTTACATACCCTGCGCCGTCGTCGTCTGTTGGAGGTACAATCGCTTGTAATTTTTTTGAATCGTTTTCAGATCTAGATCTTCGTAGTTCAAATCCAAAAAGTTTTAAAATACTGTTATCATTCTCTGCCATACTGTTTCCCGAAATATAGAATAAACTTGAGACCCAACCTAATGGGTCTCAAGTATCTAGCCTCAAAATAACACGACAAAAAATTAACTTGTCGTATCAGACTCCCAATACTGAACTTGGAATTCAGTCGTAAATCTTTCGATCTCGTCAACCGTGCCATAACCGACAGCAATTTCAGAAACTGCAGTTGGAAAACAACCACGAAAGTTATATCTTTTGATTACACTTTCATCACGATCTAATTGATCAACGATCAAGTCAGTTTGATAATCTGAGGGGTTTGTTAAACCTGTGTTTGATGAATGACCGTTAATGCCGTTCATCCAACGCTCCATGGCGTTGCGAACTTTAAAGTCTGTATCATTAATGATGGTTACAGTCCAAGGTTCAAATACGCGATCTCCTGCAATCTTAACCTGTCTTCCACGAAAAGGAACGTTGATTAAACCAACGGTCGAGTTGGGAAGAACAGCAGTTTCACAGAGAAAAGACGTCAGTTCAACATCACCTGCCGCATAAGCAGGGAAATTTAAAGTTGCTTTGAATAGAGTGGGGCGAGCACCGCCTCCACGCAACTTTGCTTTAAAGTCATCGACTCCTAAAATAGCCATTTATATTCTCCTTATACCGTGCCAACGATTTCTTCAAACTCAACGCCGGTTCGTGTTGCAACGAAGTTCAATGTAACGTAATTAATTGAACGAGCGGGTTTGATGAAAATGCTTGCGACGAAATTATTTGTATCGATGACTGCTGCAGTATTGTTTGTTTCGTCACAAACAACTTTAAAGTCAGTGATACCGCGACGCCCTTTGATTTCTCTCAGGAACGGTTCAACGATGTTGACAAATTCAGAACGAGTAAACTCGTCATTGAATTCAAACATAACCCCAGCAGAGGCACGCTTGATTGCTTTTTCAATAACCAAGAACAAACGACGAACGTTGATTCTATCAAACGCTGAAGGTCTTGATTCTTTAGTCTTATCGCCGAAGAGGAGAATACCCTGTCCAGGGATGTTAACGATCGGATTGATTCCTGCTTTATACAATGTATCCCTATCTGTTTTAGTAGGATTGTAAGCAAGAGAAGTGACGCCAAAGTATTGACCCCTTCTTTGCCCAGCGGGTGAGAACCATGGTGCTGCGTTAATATCGGTTGCTGCCATTAGACCAGCAGTTGAACTTGCCGCAGGAACCATAACATATTGATCGTTGTACTTATCATAAACTTTTAGATAATTGTTATCAACAATTAAATACGAGGAGGACGTGTACCCATCGACACATGTTTTAGTTGACGCTACAACATTGGATGCTGCAACGTTCACGACTGCTGACCTGCTTGGAGAAGCAACCACAACGCAATCTTTCCTTTCTGCAGCATTAGCAACAATATTATTCACGACTGTTGCTTGATCAACATCGGAAGACATTCCCGGAGCAATCATGAAATCGATTTCGAAAGAGTTTTCGTCTTTCATTAAATCAAAACCAGCATTGAATTGACTTGTTCCTAAAGAACCAGAGTTAACTCCACCCTGCAAAGAAACTGTTTCCACAGCATGCGTTCCGAATGCTGTTGATGGCGCAGCGCCATGATTCGAATACCCTGTACCAACGCAATAAACATATTCGGATTTGCTGTTGATGACATCTTCAATGAAGTTGCTTGAACCATCAGAAGTTTTAGCGCCTGATGCTTGCGACAGAAACGGGAAAGTTTCTAATACTGTTCCCTGAACTCCAGTGAATTCTCCATCTTCGTCAATTACTACAACGTGAACTTCATCATTCGCGCCGCCGAGATCTTCAACGTATTTTGACGTTTCTGGTTGAGCATCGAATAAACTACTATACGCCCAATTGTCAAATGCAGTACTTGTGCTGCTCGCGCCCAAAATAGAAACGGAAAGGCTGTTTCCTGCTGAACCCGCAAATCGACCGACGAATGTGTTTCCGTCAGAGTCTAATGCAGATTTTTGTGTTTCTAAACTAGAGGTATTTTTGACTGTAGGCGCTGCTACAACGCTAGAGATACATGAGTTTTTTGCTGATCCGTCTACCATGCGTGTTACAAACATGTTTCCGGAATATCTTAGAAAATTTGCTGTAGAGTAAAAATCAACAGCAGAGGTTAATGAAGGTTGTCCAAACGTGCTAACCAAAGTTGATTCATTCCCAATCAATTTCGGTTCTTCAGCTGGACCCCACTGAAAATCTCCAACAATAGCGCCAGTTGTTGTGTTCACATTAGGAACAACACCCGACAGGTCAACTTCTTTGACCGTAATTGAAGGAGACAAACCAGACGATAAAAGTGCCATATTCTTGTCCTTCTCGAAAAAATTTATGATAAGATTACATTATACGATTATTTTCAATGAATTTATTTATAAATAATAAAACCTTCAATAATCAAGGTGCTCATAAATCTGCCATTGACCCCTTTCTATCATATCACGACTTTCATATTCGGCGATTGCTGCCGAACCATCGTCAATAAATCCAAAGGGTACAACGTCTTCTTCGATTTCTCTCATCTTCTGTTCGAACATCATTTGTTTTAAGTTAATATCTGTCATATCAGCAAAGAATTGCGTTGCCACAAAATAACCAAACATAACCAAGTTCATCATTAAGTCGTCGTGATTGCCCTCACTTGCTTCGTATGATTGCCCCCTAGCGACGAACGTGCTAATCTCTAGGATTGTATTCTCATCTACAATGTTTAACTTGTTTTCCTCTAACAAATCTTTAATACCCGAACAACCAAGACGTTTCGTTTTTCTTGTCATCTCAATTCCAATGGCGTTTGATTTAATCGCTGAAGAAACGTGCA